AGTAAGACCCACTTTTTTGCTTGTGCCTTTAGTACGCACACCTGGATACGCTGAGAAGACATTATCACTGGTATCACCACGCATACATTTTTCGAACAACAACCATTCTGGATCTGGGATCGCTTTTGGCTCTTGTGTTTTCTTGTCAATGACTCTTTTGCCTTTTGCATCAAAGATACCTTCGTGTGTAATTGTAGTTTCCATAACTCCGTTGTATTGTTTGACATTAGGAGCAATCAATTGTACAAAATCAGTGTCTGTGCTAATAACCACGTGGTTATCATTGGGATGTGTTTGAATCCAGCCAGCAATTAAATCGTCAGCTTCTAATTGTGGATGTTGTAATACTGTACAGTTAGTTTTGTCTTTGATAAAATCTTTAAAGGTATCAAATGCTTCCCAGAATACTTTTTCTTCTTCTGCTTCACGTTCTGTGTGTGCCGCTCGAGCTTCAGCACGTTGGGCTTTGTAGGGTTTATAAAAATCTTTACGCCAGCTACGCCCCTCTAAGCAGAAAATAACGTGACTGCCTTGAAAATCTTGCCAGGCTTTTTTTACACTATTTAAAGTGATATGAAAAGCCATACCTAATTTGATATCAGCGTCTCCGTTAATAACGTGACGAGCACGAAAGAATGTGTTTGCAGTATCAACTAAAATATATGTCATAGATTCTTTTTACGAATTTCATTAATATCAATAACGCCTGTGTTTACAGGGCCTCCAAGATCTCCGTCAACTACTACATTAGCACATAGTTCACGAAACCAACGATCTACAATTTCTTCTTCTTTATCACCGTCGAAACCATATCCCTCTTGCTTTAATTTTAACACAAAAAGGTCGTTCCAGTCAAGCTCAAAAAAGCCGTTGCGTACATTTTCTTTGTTGACATGAGTGTTAAGAACACCTACCCAGGGTTCTTTTAATTTGGTTGCACGATCTTTTGGTGATAGTTTGGCAGTTTCTTCTGCTTCTTTAGCCCGTTCTGCAGCCTCAACTGCATCTTTAGCGATCTTAGTTGAATCTTCAGCCAGTTTAACTGCGGCAGCAGTTTCGGCTTTAATTTTATCAATACCAAACAATTTTTCTACAAAGCGTTTCATTAGGTTCCCCACTCATTCTTAAACAACGGCACTTGAAGTCTATCACTGTAGCGCAAGCCTGATCTCATTGCCATGTCTGCTACTGCTCGATTGTTTAATGCATAGACACTTTCTACACCACCTACAGGCATTAGATAAACGTGACCTGTAAATCCTGCCTTACGATATGCAGCAATGGCGCATTCTGCATCATTGAAGTCTTGTTCAGTAGCAATAACAAATTTTAAATATGCTGTACCGTACTCTTCGTATTCACAAACAATCTCAGGGCATATTGCTTCATCCCATTTCTCGCCACTGCAAGGAAGTTTAGCACTTACACTAAATGTAATCTCACGCCAAAAGTCTTTATTGTGATGTGATTTCCAAGTATGCAAATACAAGGCAAATTCTGGAGTTAACTTTTGAGTACCGTTTGTTTCGAACGTAATCTCTTTTAAGTTAGACATCTTAGGATGGTCTAACAAGTCTGGATAAGCACGTTGCCAACCTAGTAAAGGTTCACCACCTGTAATAACAAGATGTTCGTCCTTCCATTCGCCATGTGGAATAATCTCTGCAATGCGATCTGCGATTGCTTCACTTGTCAGCATTGGCGACAACTCTTTAAACTCGGGCATCCAACTTGCATAGCTGTCACACCCTGTACTTACTAAAGGGAGCTCTTCATACTTTTGAAAAGGTGTAACCAATGAATGTGTGGCTGCGATACCAGCAGCCTCCATACTCAATTCACCACGTGGCATACCAAACCCTGCACATTTAAAGTTGCAACCAAATGTACGGAGGAACACCGAAGGCACACCCATATAGCGGCCTTCACCTTGTATGCTGTAAAACAGCTCTGCGATTTTAATTTTACTCATAGTTTATTATACACTCTTTTTCTGTAATTGCCAAGAGCCATTGCCCTGATCTAGCCATTCTAATGTGTCGCCTTCGCTCCACCCTTGCAGGTCTAGAACTTCTTGTGGGATTGGCATAATGAGATCACCTGTATCTGGATCTTCTTCGAGAGTAACAGTCCAACAAGTCATGTTATCATTCCTGGTTGTGATCTACGTTTACGACATTCTTGTTTTACTTCATTAGGCACATCGGGATGCCATTCGGCTATACTGCAATCGTATACCTTATATTCTGGCATGTCTACTTGAGAAAGCACAAATACCCAAAGGCCGCAGGCAACAACAAATCCAATAAGATATTTCATTATGATATAATTATCTCGGGTATGTTAATCATTCGGAATTTGGCGAAATCTTGATAAAAAACTTTCTTCATAGCAGCTATATTCGTTAATTTCTTTATAGTCTTTGTCATCTCGAATATAGTGAATCCAAACATTGCCATCTAAGACAGTTCTGCTTAATACTCTAAATTCTTTTCCATGGGAATCAACCCATTTTGTTTGTTCAAAAATCATTTTTATAATTTCCTTTTTCTGGAATAACGTGTCTTACTCCGCCCCTGGGATCTACCATATCACCTTTGCGTCTCGGAATCAAATGTATGTGTGGATACATCACAGTTTGCCCAGCCGCTTCTCCCCAGTTAATGCCAATATTAAATCCATCCCACTCACCCTTTGCTACCATTTCTTTACCGTGTGTTAATGCATCACTAAAACAGTCAACAATTACGCCATCTGCGGTATATTGAGGAACAAACAGTAGATGTCCGTCAGTTACTGGATACTTATCTTTAAATACTTTAACATGAAAGTCTTCTCGGACTAGTTCAGTCCAAGGTGCAATGCCACCTACTTCTGCATCCTCTAAAGTGTATTCTTCTTTCATTTGGTCCACCATTCTTCGTAGGGAAATTCAATCCATACATCATTCTCTGCTTTATTAACTTCCATTCCCCAGTAGTTCATACCTACACTACATTGACTAGATAGATTGTCAACTACTACTGCAAATCGAACATTACTGCCCCAAATATGTTCCCAGCGTTCATCGAAAGGAAAACACCCACTTGGCCAATCATTCATAATCCAGTTTAGTGTACTGCCTTGATCGTTAATGTCGTCAACAATTAGAATATTCTTGCCAGCAAAAGCATCTTCGGCCATACCTAAGTTACTGGTACATTCTCCGCCGTCACGTAGGCTAACATCTAGTGACTGCATGGGAATATTTAAGTAGTGGCTAATCATAACAGCAGGCAACAGGCCGCCTCTAGTCAGTCCTACAATATAGTCTGGTCTCCAATTATCTGCTACAATTTCTCTGCAGATACTGGCAACTAGACCTTTAAATTTTGTATCATCAATTACGAGCTTGTTCATATCTTTCTTTCAAATATTGTTCATGTTGTACCCAACGACCCTTAACATCAAATCCCCATTCACGTTGTTTGGGACCTGGCATAAAAATCGTCCAACATTCAACACCTGGCTCAAGTTCAACACGGTGAAAACTGTTTGCACTACAAGTTCTAAAATGTCCAGGACCACGCCAAAAACGACCTTTGGGAGTAGTTTCCCAATAGCCGCCTTTAAGAATAAGTGTGGCATATGGCCAAGGATGATCGTGAAGATCATCCGGATCACCTTTTAAAAATTTATGTAAAAATATATTAAAAGGAAAACGATCTCGTTCTTTTAGAAACAGGTAATAGCGTTCTAGGTAAGGTTCGTCACTTTCGCGATCCATAACAACACGCTTACGGCCTATGCGTTCAAGCAGTTTCAAAAACATTATTAACTTCTTCCTTGAGATATCTTATCAATTCTTTATCGGTTGGCTCAACTGTATAATTATTCTTATAAAAAATTTCATAGCTGTCGCTGCCGTATTTTCCAATTCCATATAATATTGTAGCATCATTACCGTCCCAAGTCAAGTAATCCTGACTCATTCTAAGTAAACGGGTATATCGGACATTGACCATTCCCAATGGTTGGATTATGCTTTTGACAAAGTCTTCGTCTGCGTGTAGTAATGCCAGTGCTGTGGGAAACCAATATAGAAATTCCGGCAGCGTGGTCTTCACTGCTTTGCGGCCAGTTTGGTTCAACATGATCACTCCAACAAAATGCTGCCAAGCATCATCTACTTGTTGTTGAACCATTAGATCATCACGCAAGGGTTTAATAAATATCATTGTCTTCGAATCCAGACCCAAATTGCAATGCCTATAATGACACCAACAATCATACCTAGGGAAAATAACATTATTCTACCTCCTCGCCGAACCAGTCATCTACCTGACGTTCAGCTTCTTCTTGTGTGAGAGCATGAACAAAGATTCTAGCAGGTTCTCCAACAGTATGCTGAATATTAAATTTTATCACACCAGCAGGGATAAGATTCCAATCTCGTTCTACAATAAATTCTTGCATATTTTTTGCACGATCAATTAATTGATCTGCTAAGTCTTTTGCTGTAGTCATCTTGGGGCGAACTCCTGTTGTAGTTTAATATTGTCAAAAAACTCTTTCTTTGTGTGAGGGTCGTCTTTAAATGAGCCTTTGAGTACTGTAGTCTGTGTTAGACTAGAGTGCGCCATAATACCACGATTCTCACAGCATCCATGTACAGCCTGTATATAGACAGCAACATTTTCGCTGTCTGTAGCCTTCATGATTTCTCTTGCGATGTCGTTGGCTAATTCTTCCTGGAGAGTACCACGCCTAGCGCACCACTGAGCAACACGAGTATACTTGCTAAGGCCAATAAGTTTGTTGGCAGCAATGATACCAATATAAGCCACCCCAGATACAGGCTGGTGATGATGACTGCACATACTACGCAATTCACTTCTAACAACCAACATTCCTTCATATCTATCCTCGCTATCGTTGGGAAAAGCAGTGGCATCTGGTCTAGGTTCGTATCGACCTACCATGATTTCGTTGTAATACATTTTAGCAAGACGTCTTGCAGTACCTCGGGAGTTTGGATCGTTTTCACGATCAATAAGCAAACTGTCTAACACTTTTTCAAATGCCGGAGTTGCTTCGTCAATTAATTTTTCAATGTCGCCTTCGTGTAGATAATCGCTAATGTTATCGCCTGCCCAGAAACGTTTGCCTTCACGTTTCATCTTAAATCGAATATGATCGCCTAGGTATGCTTCTTGATAGTCTTTGTCGTCGTCACCTTGCTGTTCTGCGCCAGCAAGTGCATTTCTTATTTCTTGATCTCTTTTTAAGAGCTCAGGTGGTGTTGGATTGCCCATTTAATATTCTCCGAGTTTATGTCGTGGATGACATGTATTATATTATTTTAACATCTCTAATAGTTTATTACAACTAAAAAAGTTTTCTTTTAGTATTTCTACCTGTTTATTTAGGCTAGGTATACGAGTTTTATAATTATCCATATGAGATATTATCGTACGACACAGATCTGGTCGGTAGACTGTGTATGCATCATAGCTTTCTGTCCATTTGCTAGGATATTTAAAAATGTCCATAGCCATTTCACTGTAGCTTAGTCTATCCGGCACCATTGGAATTGCATCAACTACTGCACCTTCGTACCAGCTGATGCCAAGCGTTTCTTGCAAGTTAGCACTGAACACAAGTTTAGCTTCACCTAACAAGTTATGATATTCGTTTTTTGTCAGCTGTTGTTCTTGACAAACAACAAATTCATATTGTGGCAACCAATGTTTTAGATCTCTAAAAATTTCAACCTGCTTTTCTGGGGCAAGACGATGTGGAAACAAGATTAGATCCCTCTTTGGCATGTTTTTATACATTAGAAGAGTATCTTGCATATATTCCATAGGCCAACCAGTGCGAACAATTTTACTTTGATTAGTATAATAGTTTGGCGGAGTAAGAGTGTCATGGAACAAGTGTTCTGTAAACATGTTAATATGAAACTCTGTAGCAAAGTAGTTGTAATCAAATGAGTGAAAGAAACTTTTTTCGGCGTGTCTTACCCAAGGTTTAGCACCAACAAGGCGTCCTAAAAAGTCTTGTGGATCATATGAACCAGCATGCCACAATCCGTGTGTGGTTACTGGAATGTTCAGTAACTCACTCATGTACTTTAAATTTATGATACCAGGATGCCAAGCATCAGTAAAGATAAAGTGATCGCCGGGATGAACGGATCCGTTACAAAATAAACGACCCATCTGTTCAACTTGACTAGCCTTGTAGATATTAGTGCCGCCAAAGTTGAGAAATGCCCCAGGAGTGGTAGCACTAGGAATGTCCGTAGGACCTGATATAATGTT